CCATCGTCCACGGACCCGCCGCCATGAATTCCGACGACACGGCGGGCGCGCCCTCGACGGCCGTGTCGATATCGGCCGACAGGTACGCGAGGCCCGACCACATGAACGTCGGTTCGTTGGTGTTCGGCACGAGTTGCAACATGCCCGGATCGACAGCGGTCGCCGCCGCGAACAGCGTCCGTTCGACGGAATTCCAGAACCCCGACAGACTGCCCGACACGTCCGGCAACCCGGGAATGTAGACGAGGTTCGTATCGCCGAAACAGGTCACGTTCGTCTTGCCGGTTTTTTGCGAGAGTTTCCATTTATTGAGGGACAACACGACGACGGGCGTCGCGCCCCCCGTCGGGTCGAACAACACTTGCCCGTCGCGCCCGCTCTTGATCGCCATGCTGGAACCCCTTTCAGGCGGCGACGGTCGCCGCGTCGACACTCATTTCGATCCGATACATCCCGCCCCGATGCGTCCACACGATCGACGGGTCGACGTCGTCGCGTTCCATTTCCCGGACGCGTTGCTCGCGATCACACGACATCCAGGTATACCCGGCGACCGTGATCGGTTGGTGCTCGAGCAGTTCGTCGATCCGTCGCGCCGCCCCTTTCGAGTCGCCCGACAACGACACGGCCTGCACGAGATACAACACACTCTCGAGCCCGCGCCCGCCGAACACGGCCCGGTCAATGTTTTCGATGATCGAGACGAGCACGAACCGCGTCGAGTTGTTGCCCGTCGCGAACGACGCGCCCGCGAGGCCGAAAAACACGCCGTCGGGCATCGCGGCCCGCAACGTCGCATCGTTTTGCAACAGGGCGATCACGGCGGCGTCAATGTCCGACGAGTCGGCCATTACGCCGACCCCTCGACCGTGAGCCCGGCCTTCTCGAGCAACGCGCGAAAATCGTCGTTGTACATCGCGCGGCGTTCCTTGACGGTGATCCGAATAAACACGTGCCCGGGGGGCATCGCGCCCGTGCTCGCGCCGAGGGCCTTGTGCCGCGCCTGCGTCCCGAATTCAAACAACGCGGCCAGGGGCGAGGTATTCACCACGATCGCACTCGCCGAAAACGTCGACTCGTCGGTCGTGACCTTGAGCCGGTTGCGGAGACTCTTGGGCCCGTCGCCCAACCGGGCGGGGTACGCGACGCGAATTTCGTCCATCGCCGCCCGCGCCCGTTGCAGCGTGATCCCCCGGGCCTCTTGTTGGAGATCGGTCGGCAACGCCTCGAGTTGATTCGCGAGCTCGGTCAACCCCTCGATCTTGAAACTGACGGCCGCCATTACCCGACCACCTCGACGCCGATGCATTTGAGTTGCACGTTGCGCTCCTCGAGGTTGATCACACTCGTCAACGAGAACAGCCGCCCGCGAAACACGACGCGCGTCGCCGTGGTGACGCCCGGGTGATACGGCAAGGTGATCACGTGCGTCGCCTGCGCGATCACGGTGCCCGACGCGAGTTTCTCGAGGTCGCGCGCCGAGGCGGGCGTGATCGACGCCTTCACGGTCGCGGGGTCGAGGTTCTCCCATCCTTGGATCACGCCGCCGTCGCCGTCGGGGATCGGCAACCCGGGGGCCTGCAACGTGACGACGTGCACCCGTTGCCCCGCAGGCGTGCGCCGCGCGAGGCCCGACGAGCTCGTGATCATGCGAGCGCCGGATCCCGTAACCGGCGAAGTAAGTTCGTAATCGTCGGATGCAGGTCGCCCGGCGTCGTCGGCGCGCTATCGCTGCCGGGATCGTCCCCGCGAAACCGCCAGAGCTCGCCGACCTGTAACAACACGGCGGCGTCAATGATCCCGTTCGCGTGCGGCGCGGTCGCCGGGTCGGGCCGCGCGTCGAGCTTGAGGTAATCCAACATGATCGCCTCGGCCTGCGCGAGTTTCGCCGTCAGGTCGAGGTCGCCGTCGGGGTCGGTGTCCGACGCCGGGATCTGCAAATGCTGTTTGACGGCGACGAGGTCGAGCGCCATTTACCGCGCCCCCGCGAACGCGGCGGCGGGCGCGTCTTTGCCGTCGCGGCCGCGTTTGACTTTGAGGGTCCACGTCGGCGACCCGTCGCCGGGTTTCGCCGTCGTCGCCGCGTTGGCGTGCCATTCCGACCCCGCCCAGGTCACGCAATCGCCGCGCTCGTACGTGTGACGCGCGGTCCACACGTCGCGGTAAATCTCGCACGGAAACGCGACCGTCCCGAGATCCTTGACGCGGTCACCCGCCACGGCGCGCACGGTGATCCGCCGTTCGCCGTCGTGCACGAGCTCGAGGTCGCCGAACCCGAGGCCGTCGAGGCCCGCCGCCCCCGTCGCGCCGTCGGCCCCGTCCCGCCCGTCGCGGCCGTCACGCGGCGCGGGGGCGGCCTCGAGGGCGGCGACCCGCACGCCGAGGGAGAGTTCACACGTCGCGACCCGCGCCTCGAGCGCGGTCGCCGACGCGGCGAGTTGATCGGCGACGTACTTCCGCACAATCGGCGCGATCCCGGCGACGACGGCGGCGAGCTCGTCGGCGGTCATGCGACGGCCTCGAGCGCGCGCGCGAGCAACGCGCCGACGACGACGTCGATATGTTTGACGTGATCGCCTGAGGGCGTCGGCGCGGCCGTTTGGGCGGGCGCGGCCAGGGGGGCGGGGGCCGGTTTCGCGAACGGGTCGGCCGCGTCGCGTTGCGCGAGGGCCTTGAGTGAAAACATTTGCTGTTGCATGTACGGCGTGTCGCCGCCCGTGACGGGCCCGAGGCCGAAGTACTTCCACCGGGCCTCGTCGGGGGCCATCGCGCCCGCGCCGATCGCGTCGGCGGCGGCCTTGGTTTTCGTCGCCGTGTCCATCCACACGAGATCGTCGATATCGAACGCGACGCCGTATTGCGTGCCGTTGATCGGGTCGGCGAGGCCGACCCCCTCGTCGTACAGTTGTTCAAAATTGGTGAGCAACGATTGCAGACATTGCGAGTAATAGAGCTGCAACAGGGGTTCGACGCCGGTCGCGAAATGCGGCGCGGCCCCGAGGCCGATCATGAACGACGGGACGTGGAAACAACTACAGACGGTTTCCCCGGTCCATTTCAGTTGCTCGATCAATTGCGCGTCGACCGGGTTGATCACCATCGCCTCGTACTTGAGGCCGTCGCCGAGCACGGCGACTTTGCCGACGTTGTCGCCGCTGAAATTGGTGGTCCAGTAGTCTTTGAGGCGTTGCGCGGTCGCGTCGTCGATCGCGCCGGGGGCGGTGAGCACGCCGCCCGGGTTGCTGCCGTTGGCGAAAAATTTCGACGAGTTGTTTTGAATCGCGAGCCCTTGGATCGCGGCGAGCCCGCAGGCGTAGATCGGCGAGACCCCGACCAGCGGGTGAAACAAGCAGACCATCGTATCGTGGATGATCTCGCGCGCGGGCACGGTGATCGAGGTCGTCTCGATCCCGGCGAGGTCGCCGCCCATCGTGTTGCGCGAGCACTCGTAATAGACGCCGCCGTCGGGCGCGACGAGCGGCCGCACGCACGCCGGATCGAGCACGTACAACGCGACGACGACGCCGCGTTGGTCGCGTTGTTTCAACACGTACGTGTTGCCCCACGCGAGTTTCGACGTGATCCATTGCTCGACAAACTTGTGGGTCGTCTGGTAGCGGTTCGGTTTGCGGAGCACGGGCGAAAAGGCGGGGTTGTTCGTTTCCTGCCACGTCCCGTCATCGGTTTGCGCGAGCAATTGGAGCGTGAGTTTCCCGATATCGGACGCGATCAACGTGACGCAGGCGAACACGGCGAAATAGGTCAACGCGACATCGCGCCGCGCTTCCATGTTGAGTTGCCACGCGCCCGTAAAGGGTTCGCGCACGACGATCGGGAACCACGACGACGATCGGCCGCCGACGTCCTGCATGGGCGGCGCGGCCTTGACCGAGAGCTCGACCCGCCGCCCGAGCACGGTCGCGCCAAACGTCGCCATCAGCGGGCCGCCGTCACCGTGAACGGCAACGCGTTACTCGCGCCGACCGTGACCGGGACATCGCCCGGGGCCGCGAGCGCGGCCGCGTCGATCGTCGCCGACAGGGCCGTCGCCGACCCAAACGTCGTCGGGACGGGCGCGCCGTTCCAGGCGACGACATCGGCCGCCGTGAACCCGGTCCCGGCGACCGCGAGCGTGATCCCCGCCGACCCGGCGACGGCCGTCGACGGCGTGAGACTCGCGAGCACGGGCGCGGCGGGCGGCGGGGCCTCGGTCCAGCCCTCGAT